ACCCTCATCAAAATCCGTCCAGCCTGTGATGAGTACATTAGTCCAAACACCATCTTGTAAGAAAGCCAAGTATAAACCTGCTATCTTCACAGCAGAATAAAAGAATACAAACCAGTACGTCACTGCTGGCCTAACCAAAGCAGATAGCGATGCTACCCACTTCCAAGCCTTGCTATCAGACTCTGCTTGTTGTTTGAATGCCTCACCGATAGCGTCTAATTCATGCTCTTGTAGACGTTGATGCCCCTGCTGTAGAGCAAACTCTGCTTGCATCTTAGCAATAGAGACTTCAACATCTAACTTCTTCAGTTCATGCTCTCTTTCAAACTTCCTATCTAAGATCTTAAGAAGCTCTGGGGCAAGTCTAAAAGCACCACCGATAAGAGCACCAATGAGTTCAAACATTGATGAAGTCTCCTAAAACATCACGAACAACACTACTTTGTTTCATAGGTTGTTTAGTAGGTGGAGCAGGAGGCTCTAACAATTGCTGAAGTTCTTTCATTTGCTCAGGTGATAAACCTTGCTGTGGTTGATCCTGTGTAGCCGCTTCGGGAGTACCAAAGTCTGATGTAGAAACCTTAGCATCATTGTATATCTTTGCTAACTTAGCAGCAGCAGCTCCTGTCATACCTGCTTTACTAATCTCTTTCTCTAAGCCAACTAATTGACTAGCTGCTTTTGGGTTAGTAGCAATCTTAGCAAATACTTTAGGTGTTAAGAGAACACCAGCACCTACAGCAGCGCCTAACAGAGGATCTTGAGATAAAGACGCAGCGCCAGAACCAGCTAATACAGCAGCTAAAGAGCTTACAGCATCAGCTTGTTTACCAGTTACGAACAAAGATAAACTTCCTCCTGGTGTTTTAGAGCTTATTTCAGCGGTCTTGCTCAAAGCTTTAATGCTGTTCTGTGCTTCAGAACTAAGAGCTTCTTCAAACGTCCTACGAAACTTAGAATCTTTTCTTAGTTTATCACCTATAGAAACAAATTCTTTAAGTGTGTTCTCAGCACCTTGTTCGCCTAAGAAAGACTCTACATAGCCTCTGTTTAATGCTTGTTGAATAGCTTTACTGTCTAAGGCAGGATCAATCGTTTTAGCTTGTGCTAAAGCATCTTTGATAGCACGAATCTCTGATTGGTTACCAGCTTTGTATATTGCTTCTCCAATACGTTCAGGCTCTTTGACAAGTATCTTAAGAACTGTTTCAGGAAATAACTTCTCTAAAGATTCTCTATAGAATTTTTGTGTGCTGCGGTATTGAGCAAGTAATTCTGGATCCATTTGTTTAGCTGATGTATCCATAGCATCGTCAATGCTTTTAACAGCTTTAGACAGCTCAGCAACAACAGGACTATTCTTACCTACTTCTACTTTAAGATCACGTAAGCGACTATTTAAAATAGATCTTAGTTGATGTGCTTCAGCAAATGATACATCGGAAGACAAATTACTAATATCTTTTAATACACGAGCAACAGCATCACCATATACAGCAGCAGGGTCTCCTGTTTCAGTTAAATTCTCAGCTTTTTTCAACGTCTCAAAAGCCTTAGACTTAATAGGGTTAAAATTAACAAGTAAGTTAAAACCCCTAGCAGGTAATTCCTGCTCATAAAATGGAGCCACAGTCTCAGACAGCCTAGTATTTGCTGTTTGTATAATATCTCTTACACTTTGACCAGCCTGAATAGATGGTATAGCTTCATCAGAAACAGTATCTAGGATTTTATCTCTTTCTTGACGTAAAGCATTTAAGTTAGTGTTAGCTAAAGCTTCAAAGGTGCTTTGCCCTGAGAAGCCACTACGACCAACAGATTCACGTACTTTAGCACCTGTAGTGCCTGTAATTTGATACTCTGTTAACGAACCACCATACTTTTGTAGAAGTTCTTGAGCAACACGTTTAGCTTCTTGTGCTGAAGAATCCATAGGAGGTAAAACACCAGCCCTAGTCATTGCATCCTTGGTAACACGGTAACCTTTACCAAGCATGTTAAAGACTGCGTTACCGCCAGCATCTAAAGCCATGCTTGTTACTGAGTTAGATAGCATATCTGCTGCTGTCTTTGTCAGCGGTTGCGGCATACCTAGTGCAGATTTAACACCAGACTCTAGAGCTGTTCCGGTTGCTGCACCAAGACCAGAGCCAATAACACCTCTAACAGCTTGTTGTGCTAATGCCCTACCTGTTATAGCCCCTTGTGGTGTTCTTGTGGTAGCTGCTCCAATAATACCACCAGCTAAACCACCAACATCAGGTAAGGCTTCTATGGCTAAATCAGTGAATGTTTTTCCAGGTTGTTTAGCACCCTCCATAACCGATGTTGGTTGTGTAGGTGCTGGTGTTCCTTGCGAACCTAATAAAGATTTAAGTTCATCTAACTCTTGTGGAGAAAGACCTGTTGCCATGTTAGTATCCTAGTTGTCTACGCTGCTCAGGAGTAGCTTTATCTAACAAATCATTTATACGTTGTGCTCTTTTCCTAGCATCTGTTCGTTTAGTGGCGAAATCGTAATCATTCAAATTACCACCACTACGTTGAAAAGAAAAAGCATCTTTGTAAGCTTCTTTATCAGCAATAGCATCTACACGCATACGATTTAACATAGCTTGTAGCGTCTGTCTTGTCATTCCACCAGTTCCAATAGCTTCTCTTAAAAACATTAATTCCTTTTCAGATAAAGAACCAGGAAGTGTTCGTGCTTGTCCTTGAGCTAACTTAGCTAGTAATTGATTAAGTTGCTCTGTTTCTGAAGTACCTGTAACTTGTACCCCAAAAGCATTAGCAATTTGACCTGCTTTTAATACAGCACCTGAACCAACACCTGTAAATGCATTACCTAACACAGAACTTAAAGCGCCTACATTAGAAATAGATGAATCTGCATTAACAGCAGCTTGTTCAAGTTCATCAAGACGTTTTACCTTAGCTGCGTTTATGCCTTGGCCTTGCTTAATGTCAATGTTAATAGATTGTCTACCCCTAGACGACTCTTCAACAGCCCTATCAACTTGCTCTTTTTCCTTTTGTGTTAACTCACCAAAAGGTTTACCAAACATTGATTGAGCTTTACGCTCTGCTTCTGCGCCTACTGAAGGAGGTGTTTTATCTTTAGCCTCTCTTGTGCTTTCTTTTGTGATTGCGTTATTTAGTTCATTTCTTCTTGTCTCAAGCCTTGTTCTTACTTGAGGATCTTGTTCTGTCTGTAAAGCCTCATCTAAAGAATCTCTAGCGTCTTGTAACTGTACGAGACTAGGTATTTTAGCTGTTTTGGCTTGATCTGCTTTACGTAGCGCTTCTTGTGTTTGTGCAGCAAGTTTACCAATCTCATAAGTCTGTCTAATACGTTTCTGTTCTTTATCAAGCGCAGACTCTTCAGCAGCCTTAACCTGTGCAGCAGCAGAGATAGCTTCCTGTGTTAGACCAAGCCTAGCAGCTTCTTTAGCCATGATCTTGTAAGCTTCTACAGGGTCTTGTCCATCCCATTGTGCTGAGATAGCATTCTTTAGTTCCTGCCTAGCTGATGCTTCCTTCAGCTTAGGGTCTTCCACACCGAACAACCCTGCAATAGATCTACCAGCACGTTGACCTGCACTTGCTGCCTGGTACATCAAACCTTGTCCAGCACCTAGCTGTGCCTGACGCATCGCTAATTCCTGATCCTGCTGCATCTGTTGTTGTTGTACATCGTAGATGCTTGGACCAAATAGACTTTGTTGCTGTGCCATTATTGTTCCTTAACGTAGAACAGGAACACCAAGTAAAGTCCCTGTATTGGAAATAATATCTTGCATATTACCAAGACCAACTTGATTTAGTTGCTCTAGAGTTTGTGGTGATAGGTTTCCACCAACATTGAATAGATCATATAACTCTCTGCCAGAAGATTGACCAAATAGGCTGTTAAGAAAGTTACCTACATTAGCGCCACCTTGACCCATAGCTTGATTAGCTACGTTACTACGACCAATAGCTAAAGCATCTAATGCTTTCTGTTGAGCTTGTAAGTTACCTGCTAGACCAAGACTACGTAGGTTACCTTGTGCATTCAAACCAGCTAACTGTGCTTGTAACTGTTGCTGTACACCAGCCTGTTGAGCATTAGCAGCTAACTGTTGACCTGCTAAGCCTGTCTGAGCCTGTGTCATGTAACCTTGTGCTGCTGGTTGAGCGAACAATCCTGCTGCACTGATCCTGCCTTGCTGTGCTAGCTGACCTAACTGACCAGACAACTGAGCCTGTGCCATCTCTTGTTGTGTTAACTGTTGGATAGGTGCTAGTGCAGCAGTGCCTTGACTGAGGAGCGTACCACGTTCTCCTAAAGCAGCCTGTCTAGACTGTAGTTCTCTTTCTAGTTGCTGTCTAGCAATGGCTTGTTCCTGTGCTAACAGTTCTGGTGAAGAACCACCAAAAGCTGAACCACTTACACCCAATCTTCCTTGAGCACGTAACCTAGCCTCTGTAGCAAGGCGTTGACGCTCTACTTCAGGTGCAGACAATGCAGTTAACTTGTTGTAGTAATCCTGGCTGAGCTGGTCTACGTTAGTCATCAGCGCTGCATTAGCAGACTGCTGAGCTACCTGTGCAAATGGATTATACATCTGTCTTGCATCTTCTGTCAAGGCAGTGTTAACCTGTCCTGTCTTAGGATCATAGGTAGTTCCGAACAAAGAACCAGTAACACCGTAAGGCGTAAACTGACCAACCATGTTAGCAGCAGTTTGACCCACATTCATCAAACCTTGTTGTGCTGTACTTCCTAATGTTTGTGTGTAAGGAAGAATACCTTGAGCAATCTGTGTTTGACCTAACCTAGCTGCTGCTCCTGCTGCATCATACTGACCACCTAACTGATTAGCTAAGTTAGTGTATTCTGTTTGAGTTAGTTGTCCTTGCTGACGTAGCTTGTTAGCAGCATCCTGGATCATTGCTAAGTTAGCACCAGAACTAATCAAACCACCAAGAACATTTTGTGCGTTAGTGTTCGTTAATCCTTGTAGTAATGTGTTAGCTGCTGTGGTAAACAATGATGCTGGGTTAAACAGTGTACTGGCAGCGCCAGTTGCTGCACCTGTAGCGGCTCCTGTGGCTGCTGCGCCTGTAGCAGCACCTGTGCCAGCACCAACACCAGCACCTGTGCCAGCACCTGTAGCGGCTGTACCAGCACCTGTACCAGCTCCTACTGCTGTACCGCCTAATGCTCCTGCGCCTGAAACCGTACCTGCTCCGGCTCCAGCAGCACCAGCGCCTTCTCCAAGAGCACCTAAGCCACCAAGCTCTGCTGCACCAGCGCCACCGCCAAACAAGCCGCCAGCAGCTTCCAATAAAGCAGGACCACCAATAACAGCAGCAGCACCTAAAGCAATCTGAGGAAGTGCGCTAACAAATCGTTGCCACATTGAACGATCTTCAGATACAACTTGACTTACTTGTCCTGTGATAGGATCTAAGACATCATATCGTTTATTATTACCTGATAGACCTGATTGATCTTTAGCCATAGTGACTAGATTATCACCTGAAGGTCCAACAAGCCAGTCACGTCCTTGGAAGTTAACTGGGTTGTATCGTGTCTCGTTACCGCCTTCTAAGCTTTCTGTGTACCTAGCACTTTCAATAGCTCTTTGAGCAGGTGTTAACTGAGCAACCCTAGCTTGTTCAAACAACCAATCAATTTGCTGATCTTTAGCGCTTCTAACAACGGTTCCACTATCTTCTTGGAAACCCATCTGATCAGTAAATGTAGGTATGTTTGACTTCGCTGCAACGCCTCTTTCAGCAAACCAAGCAGTATCTTCTGGTTTAATAACACCAAGACTAACTAAGTTATCTGTAGATATACCTACATCCTTAAAGAACTTAGCTTTGTCACCTGCCCCTAATTTGTCCCAGTTAGCAGGAAGTATGTTCCTGATTTCCTCTTCTGTAAACATTATTCGTTGTCCTTAGGCGATTCTACCAGTTTTGAAAAAGGCATCGATTTGTTGAATAGACAATACATCAGCACTAATGTTGGCTTCAATACCAATCTGAAACACTCTACCAGAACCGCTTACTTGTTGTCTTAGTTGATTGATGATTGTTCCTGAATTGTACTCAGCTATGTTGTACTCAGATATGTTGTATTCTGCTCTTGGCTGTCTTGATGGTAAAGCTATCTGAGCTGCTGAGTAGTTACCTGAATAGTCTGTACCCCAGTTTAAGAAGATCTCAGTGTTAGAGCCACCAATAACAAGCATGGCAAACTTCTTTAAGATCTTTATGATAGAGGCATTACCAGCATCAATGTGTGATGTGTAATAAGCAAACCTGAATGAACTGCCATTGTCAGAGTACAGAGCACCATATTCACCGATATAACCTACACGGCTGATGTATAGTTTCCTGTCTCTGGTGGACAATAACGACTTAGGAGCTATAGTCCAGGTAGTTGCTTTACAGCTACCATCTTGTAGTCGTTGTTTAAGATCAAAGCAATAGGTGTAGATCCTTGACGGTAAACTAAGTAGATAGAATCCGTTACGTTCATCGAACACAGATTTGATGTCATCAGTAGTTGTGTTAGTGATCACATCAACAATCAAGTCATCACGGACATTCCTTGATACATCGAACAATGGTCCTGATTTCTCTTGAATAGTTCTACCTAGACTACGTACACCTGTATCAGACAAGAAGAAGATATCACTACCTACATCTTGTACAGAATCTCTAGCAATACATCCTACACCATCAATAACCTCTACTAACTGAAGGTTTGTTGTAGGGTCTTCTTCAGCACCAGAATAGATGATAGTGCTTTTCTTACAGAATATGATCAACAATCCGTTAAAGGCTGCTAAGGCTGTGATACTGTCAGAGCCATTAGTTAAGACAGATTCAATGCTGATAGAACCATGAGTACCGCTACCGCCACCCCATTTATAACCAATCAAAGCATCTGACCAAGTAACTGTCTTCTTATCTGTGGTGGTGTCCGCAACCCATAGACGACCATAAGCAGCTAACACTTCATTGGCTAATGGTACAGTACCTGTATAACCAACAAAAGCTGACATCTTCTGCCATGTGTTACCAGCATGATCATACAATAGTGGATCATGACCACGTTGAAAGAAGTAAGTATGACTATTAAAGTTTACTGCTTTCCAGTTCTGTGCTGTCCAGGTAGCATCAGAGTAAACCTGAGTAAGTGTTGTCGTACCAGTGAAGATCTTCTTATCACCGATAGAGCCGATAACTGTAGTACCATCAGACTTAACAATCTCAAAGATCAATGATGGTTCTTCACCGTTAAAACCTAAGGTAGTGTTAACGTTATCCCAACCTTTTCTAGCTGCAATACGACCATACTGGTCAATAACAGCATTCTCAGCACGAAGTGCAAACTCTTTAGGTAAAGCTACAGAAGAGTCTTGAGTATTGAGACCAGCAAAGCCTGGAGCAACAATACTTACTGACCTCAACTCAGCAGCCATTATGACCACTCCCAGGTTGTTTCATCACCGTAACGCTCTGCTTCAATAGAGATGTAAGAAGCCACTGCTTTACGGTATAGATCAGCTTGTTGTTCGCTTAAACGTCCACCATCTTCACCACGTTCATTGATAGCACGAAGATAAGCACCTTGGATAACTAACTCTGAAGGGACATAAACAACATCAGTACTAGCTGACAAATCAGCCTGTGGTATAACACAGTCTACCTTTACCGTTAGCACTGACGATGGGATAGGCCATAGATCAAGAGTAATAACACCAGTAGATGATGTGCTGTTACCAATAGAAAAATAAAAAGGATCTCCATTCACTGAACCTTGAAGATTATTCCATTCATGCATTTGATTCTGTGTAGCTTGCTGAAGATCTCTCTTCAGCGATGGTATGTAAACCACTAACAACCTTGCTCTTGGATTAGTAGTAGGTATTTCGTAGTTCTGTGTGCCGCTAACAGTTGTGATTGTCTTTGTTGTACGAAGCACAGACCAGTTCCAAGCATCTTCAACTTCTCTCTTAGCTTCATTAACAAAATCTCCAATTAACTTAACATAGGCTGTATCAGTTGGCGTGATAGCCTCTGTCTCTCGTATACGGCGTAGAACACCATTGATGCAGTCTAAGAATGTAGCCATTACCATTTCACCTTATCAGCCCAGTACGCAGCAGACATCTTACCTTTAGCAATGTTCTTAGCGTGGCGAGCCTTGAATGATTTATTTCTAGCAGAACCTTCTGGAGAACCTGAAACACCTTGTTGACCGAACCGAATCGTCTTAACTTGATCACCGTCCTTTGCTACAACAATGTGAGATTTAGTAGGATGTGTTGGGGTTTTTTTAGGGCGATTATATCCAGACACTCCTGCTCTTTCCAGCCTAGAATCCTTTTTCATTTCTTCTTAGCAGTTTTTGCTGCCTCCTTAAATGCTTTTGCTGTAGGAGCACCTTTAGTGCCAGGTTTTCTCATCTTCTCACCAGAGCCTTCAGCGATACGCTTACGCTTGGCTTGGATGTTAGCGTATAGTCCTTCTTTCATTTCTTTTTCTTTGGTTTAGACATACCAGCTTCAGACAAAGCAATAGCAACTGCTTGCTTACGAGACTTAACCACAGGACCACCTTTGCCACTGTGTAGAGTACCTTCTTTGTACTCTCTCATAACTTTACGTACTTTAGCTGGTTTCTGTTTCATGTTGGATAACCCATCTTCTTCTCTTTAGCCTTCATAGCCTTAGACTCTTTCTTCTCATGCATCTTCTTTGCTTTCTTTGATGCATACTCTTCAGCAGCTTTTTTACCTTTAGCTGTGTAAGGAAACTTCTTATTCGCTACCATCGGCATTTTTATTCCCCTTCTTACGTCTAAACATACATTGAACGGTATCTGTTTCCCATATACGAATAGCAGTCCACATAATCGTTAAGATTGCAGCTATTGCTGGTAGCAGTTCAGCCAAAGTCCCCACCACAGTGAGGATTGAGACAGCATCTCCAACTTGTTTGATATGTTCATCAGCTTGGAGAGCCATGTTTGTTGTCCTTAGGTCTCATGTTAAGGATTTGGTTGTGCTGCCAACTGCGCTGCTTCGTAGGCTGCTACAACCTCTGGTGTCCACGCTGCTTGAGCGATCGCTACCACCTTCTCTGGTTGGTTTGTGAGGTCTTGTCCTGGTGTTAAGGATGTGCGGTGATAGGTCTGGGTTAAGACTTTGCCATCCTCAATGATGCGAGTAGCTTCCCTGTAGAGAACGATACCGTTCTCAACAACAGTGATTTGATCTACTACGGTTTCTTTGGTAATCATTTATGTTCCTTTTGTTGGTCCGATCACACTAGTCCGGTGTGGTTAAACAAAGTAACTCCCTGCTATATATAAAGCACCTGCTGCATCGTACGAGACAGCTGAGTCTGACCCACCTCCAGCAGGATACGATGAGATTGTTATATATGATTGAGCGCTAGCAGGAAAAGCTGTTGCAATTGAAAGCGCTGGTAAAGTAACGTTAATTGGTAAAATGGATGCAACGCATAAGTAACTACCACCAGCATCGTTAAACGGTAACCCAGAGACTCTTAAAGAACCAGAACCAGTTCCTGAATTCCAATCTACTAAACATTGATATGTAACAACATTTCCAGTTTTTGTGTACTTACCTAGTCTTGTATTGTAGGTGACAGTACCAGATGTTGACGAACCTGTAATACTTGGTGTCCAAGTCCCCTCCTCATAATCATCCAGCGTATTAGCGTCTGAGGATGCAGATTGCGTAGCGGGGAAGGTAATGCCGTTAGAAACTTGAATTACGCCTCCGGATGCGTTGTTTGTTGTAGTCCCAACCAACAGGTTTCCACCGGAGGTGATCCGCATCCGCTCGGTTGCCGCAGTTGCAAACGTCATTGAGTCCGTGCCGCCAGCCGTATACTGAATATACCCTTGATAAGATGTACTACCTGACGTACCTGAGGCAAAAGCCAAAGTAGTTTGGCCGGTACCGTAAATTGCCATCCCAGCATTTGCAGACCCGCTTGCGACTACTAAATTGTTAAACGAAAATGTGCTTGGCGTTGATGCTCCAATACCCACACGGGTTCCATCAAACACAAAGTTCGCAGACCCCGCAAATGCACCAGCATTGTTGTACTGAACTTGCGTGTTAGAGCCGCCAACACTAACACCGCTAGCGTTTAAAGTACCACCAGATAATGTAAGATTAGTACCAACCGTGACGTTACTAAAACCACCAGAGCCATTGTTTGCTAGTAGTTGTGCTGAAGTCCCTGTTGTAGCAGGGGCGTAGTCAGTACCAACAGTTGCTGTAGTGATTGCGGACGTACCAGCACCTTTCAACAAAGCACCAGAGCTAAAGGTACTAGCACCTGTACCACCGTTAGCAACTGGTAGCGTACCTGTAACACCTGATGTTAGCGGTAATCCAGTAGCATTTGTTAAAACAGCAGCAGAGGGTGTGCCTAAGTTAGGTGTAACAAGCGTAGGCGAGTTTAGATCTGCTTTAGTTGAGATCGCTGTGGCAATATTATCAAACTCAGTGTTGATCTCAGTGCCTTTAATAACTTTACCAGCATTACCACTAGGTAGCGAGTCTTTGGCAGCAAAGTTGGTACTTTTAGTGTAGTTAGACATACTAATCAATCCTCTTTGGTGTTCTTACCCTTTTGGACCTTTTCAGTTTTCTTTTCTTCTTGTTCTTTTACTTCTTCGTAATCAGGATGTTTTCTCATCTCAGCAATATCAAAGTCATACTCTACATTAAGTAAGTTGTTTGACCATATACATCTAAAAGTAACCATTGTGACCTCTATATAAAAGAGAAGCTGCCGAAGCAGCCTCTCTAGTGCTTCTAATTAGCTAGGAATGATCAGAGCAATACCAGCATCGTTACGAAGCTCTGCAACACCGTACAGCGTGTCAGCAGTGTACAGCGTAGCAAGATACTCTTGCTTGTACTGAGCCTGTGAGCGAACAGCCATTTGCTCTGCAAGGACCATTGCATCCTTGTGGAACATCAAGCAAGCACGAGGAGCTGTACCAGAAGAAGCATAAGCAGTGTCAGCGTTGCTGCTAACAAACACTTTAACACCGTACACATCACCGATCTGACCGTTACGGATGGTGTTGTT